TTCATTTACAAGTGTGCTTGTGTTACTACTAATTGTAGCTCTGTCACCTTTATACGTCACTATGGGCTTAATGACAAGACAGATGACCACTCAGACTAAGTAGCTTTTTTTCTACGATAGAATTTAGTTTTACAGGCATTAGAACAATACTTTCTTCTTTGTTCTGTGGTAGCAAAGACTTTGCCACAGAATTTACACTCCTTTTCTATTATTTCGCAATAGACTTTTTTTCGGTTTCTGCCTCTGCTCTATCTACTAATATAGCTTCAATACGCATAATCTCATCACGACAATTATTAGCAACCTGTACAGCGTGTTCTTGATTATTTTTTAATTCTTGTATGCGTTGTTGTAGTTCTGCATCTGTTTTACGTGCCATAAGTCAATAATGTGTTTCTTATAGTGTAACAGCAGCTAATAATCTTAGCTAGGTTCTGTAGGCCAAGTAATATTATATGGATCTGACTGTGTTGTAATATCACGCAAAGCTTGTCTATAAGTCTTCCAAGCATCAGACAAGGTAAGATCACTATTAGCTCTCCAATCAGTATCTTTTAATTTAGTATTTCTTTGGTTCCTTATATTTTCCCATGCAGTATTTTTTAAAGCTGTTTGTTCTTCCGTTGTTGTAGATTCTACCTTTACTGTATAAGCCTTCCCACTTTCAAGGTAAGCATCTACAGTAGATAACTTTTGTGTTGGTGTTGTGAAGCTAAGAGTTTCTACAAGTTCAACTACATTATTTGCTGTTAGAAAATCTACGTTAGGGCCAGCAGTAGTAAAACTTGTGTTTGGAAATAGTTGTTGAATCGTACCAGTGCTTTTAACAGTAGTGCCATCAATGATTGCGTATTTCATAATTACAAATCAATATATAAACATATTAGCTTATTTAATAGTCAGTTCCACCGACATAATAATGTTTATGTACTGTCCACGATGTTCCAGTTGCATTTCCCTCATAAACAAGAGAATGGTCTTCTATATCAAGAAAACCACTTGTATAAGCTGCACTTGCACTTGCAATGTAATTGAAATTACTAGAATTAGTCCTACCATGTATGCCTACTAAAATTTCAACTAATTGATTTCCTCCAAATAATGAAGGGTCGAAAAATGTTATTTCCCATACTATGCCAGGGGAACCGAGTACTCCTGAAGTCGATGAATTACCCTCAAATCTAATGCGAATATAATGTTGTGCTGATGTATTACTATTATTTTGCTTAGAATAAAGTCTTTGATAAGAATTATCCGCAGCACCTACAAAAATTTTAGGATAACTAGGATTAGTTGCACTAAGATTAGAATACTGGTTAGAACCTTGACCGAAAGTTGCATAGGAATTTGATCCAATGTAAACACTAGAATATTGTGTACCTGCTAGATAAAATCCTAATCCACTTGGAAAATTAATTTGAGTAGAATGATCATCACTACTTTGGTTATGAACATTAGTCCAACCGTCATATTGACCTGAAAAACTATTGTAAGTAGCACTACTACTATTACCATTTCCAACACGACCTGCTGTTGGAGCTTTATCGCCACTGTCAATAGAATATCCACTTACAGCACTACCAGCACCAGCACGAAGATGATGTGATCTCATGAAAGATCTCCTACTGTTGCACCATATAATTGACTCCCAACTTTAAATAATTCTATTGCTGTAGCATTAGCTCCTCCAAGTGTAGGGGCAGACCCACCGTTCCACTTTATAGTAGGCCAAGTCAAAGTATAATTAGATGCAGTTGCAGTGACTATAAGAAGCATTGATTGACCTGTGGTCAAAGAATCTGTTGCAGTTCTATTTGCTCCAAGTGTCCAAGTCTGTACCATTCCGTTATCAGGATCTAAAGCATCAGAAGAAGCGTCAGTTATAGCAAATATAGTTTCATTTATTGCATCTTCAAAAACAACAGAACCTGTAAACGTACCACCTGCCAACGGCATTTTTGTCGCATCTGAAGCTGATACATTAGTTAAACTTGCACCATCACCACTAAAAGCATTAGCAGCACACGTTCCAGTGACACTTACACCAGTTGATGTAGTTGCCAGCTTTGCAGATCCGCTATGTTTTAAGCTAACGCTAGAATCTGAGGCAATAGATACTGCATTATTAGAATTGGACGGATGTTGTATTTCTTCTACTTTTATTGTTGACATAATAATTAAAAACGCATTATTTGTATTTTACCCTCTTAACTAGGCTTTGTCGGCCATGTAATATTATCTGGGTCGGATTGAGAGGGTACATCCCTGAGTGCCTGACGATAAGTCTTCCAATCATCACTTACAGCAACTCCTGTTTCAGATGCTTTTGTAACGACCCAATCTGTTTCAGTTAGCTTTTTGTTTCTTTCACTTCTTATAGACATCCATCTTTTACTTAAATAAACTTCACTATCAGATGGTGCAGCAGCCCTCTTTGAGTTTACTTCTGCAATCTCTTCGTCAGTAAGTGGTACTAAAACACCGTTTAAATACTTGTTCATTAGCTTTCTTTGAGTTTATACAGGAACATTTCAGTTCCTACTTGAAAATCGGCACCTGTATTATCTATTAAAAATCTCAAACCAGAGATTCTGTTTGATGCTGGAGCATGGTTATAATATCTCAAATATCCTACAAATTCAACCCAACCTGTCTGATACCCAAGACAATGTGAATCCCCTCTAATCCAACTATTATTATCGGTACTAAAATTTATCTCAAACGTATCACCACTCAATGATACACCATCAAAATAATAGTCTTGACCATGATTATCTATTATTAATGTTTGTTGATTAGTAAAAGAATTGAAAGGCTGATAATAATTATAATTTCTTATAGAATAATCCCAAGTATTTGACACAACACTTGTCCCTCCATTTGTATATGCTTGAATTTCTATCTTTGTGTTAACAGGTCTATAAACATTTTTTCCTATTATTTTGTAAACACCAGCACTTAAGCCACCTGTCGGGTTAAAATCTATATAAGTTGCTGTAGAAGTTAATATTTGACTACTAACAAAATCATAAGCACCACCACCACCAACGCCTGTTAAATTTGACCCATCAATAGCTGGTAACGTGCCAGTAAGATTTGCTGCTGGAATAGAGGTTAAATTTGCTGCACTTAAAGCTGGTAATGTACCTGTCAGGTTAGCTGCTGGTAAAGCTGTAAGACTCGCACCTGACCCTGAAAAAGTTGTTGCTGTACACGTTCCAGTAACGCTCACGCCTGAAGATGTAGTGGTTAATTTAGCAGATGCTGAGTGTTTTAAAGAGACAGAAGAATCAGACGCAAGTGATATTGCATCATCTGTACTTTGCCTAGATTGTATATCATCTACTTTTAGTGTTGACATAATACTTACGACTTTAAATTAATTTTACCGTTAATTTTAAATTTTGTCTTATTCATAAATTTATTATTATTCAATAGCAGTAAAAGTAGGATTAAAAGTAGAAGAAGGAATTGTGTGTTCTTCAAGTAAATCAGTGGTGCCATCGTAGTACGATATTGTATTAGTCTCGTTAAGAGTTCCATAATAATCTGCGTCGGAGGGTGGGGTAGCATAATTTAAGTATTGGTGAGATGATCTAGGTTGGTCGTCATAAGAAGATGCAGCATATGTGAAAACTCCATGTGTACCAGTTTTAGATCCATCGTCAGGAAGTTTGGCAAGTATAAACGATTCATTTCCTTGACCACCACCTTCTGGCGTTTGACTCATAAATCCAATATAAAAATTACCATTGTTATCATGTTTTATAAGGGATCCTTGTGCTTGTTCTATATATGCTCCATCAAAAGTACGTTGCCATTGTAGAACTCCTGATGAATTGTATTTAACAATAAGCAAACCATCCTGATAAGAGTTGTATGGTCTTGTCCTTCCCATTACATAAACATTACCTGAACTATCTACATCTATTGCCCCACCATATACATTAGCTGCATTTGAGGTAGTGCCACCATCATCTTTACCTATAATTCTTGTCCATTGTTCGTTACCAGTACTATCGTGTCTAGTGACCAAAAGACTATAATAGGCACTGTAATTATATGTGTAGGTTATGTCACTTACATAAAAAACATCATTTTGATATGCAGCCATGTCTTGTCTGCCATTACAAGCTTCACCAGGTACATAAAATATCTTTGAATATCCAGTAGGAGAACCAGTGCTTTTATTAAATTGCATCAAGTTAGGAACTGTTCTTGCATATGAATAACTACCATAATCTGTAGTTCTATATAACCAAGCAGAACCGCCAATCCACATATCATTTCCGCTAGTACCACCAGTTATAACCATAGCTTTAGCACTGTGATTTGCACCGTTGCCAGTTTGTGTATGATAATATCGTTGGTATTGAATAGCTCCTGAAGAATTGTATTTAGCATACAAATAATAAGAATTTCCGCTAGAACTAGAACCAGTTGGATGATATGTCTGTCCACAAACATAAATATCATCTGAACTATCTACAACTATTTCCCAACCATATTGACTACTACTACCAGAATCGGTTATTGCTCTTGCCCATTGTCTAACCCCTGAGGAGTTTAATTTAATAGTAAGAAGTTCATTACCTGAATTTCCATGTGATGATACAGCTCCATAACCAACAAGATAAATATTATTTAAGGAATCTGTTGCTACGCCCATTATGCTAAGACTAGACTTGTAAAGTCTTACTCCCCATTGGTAATTTCCATTACTATCCCATTTTGAAACAAAGTTGTGACCACCTTGAAAAATTCCAGTATAAAAAATATTACCTGAACTATCTAAATGAATACCAGTAGTCATAGCACCCCACTGCAATGAGCCATAAACATCATCCTGATATCTAAATTTTACAAACCAGTTTTCAGCACCTCCTTGAATACTCTTTAATGATCCAGCCCCTGCTAATCCAGCTACTCCAATTAGAGGTGTCATAATTATGCGTAATTTATAATGTTTGAAAGAATAACATATGTTGCATCAGCAGTTTTTATTATATTGTGGTTATAAATATCATATCCACTAGCACCGCCTGTAGAAGGAGCAGAACCACCAACCCAACTTTCTGTAACCGCAGCACCATCAATAGTTAACTGTGCAGAATAAGCAGCAGCAGCGGTAGTTGTGATAATTACTACAGTAACTGCTTCTCCTATACTCATTTTAGAATTTAAGGAATTTGATCCATCAAATCTTAAATTCGGTGTAGATGTGGCTGTTTCTGTAGTCGTAAAAAGATGAACATTTCCATTTGAAAGATCTATATTTGTATTATCACTTAACTTACCAGTAGTTATATTTACATCTTCTTTAAGTAAACCAGAAAGATCGCCATTATTACCAAACTCTAATTGTCCTACTGCTGTTGCTCCAGAGCCTGTAATGCTTTTTACTTTTAAAACTTTATTTGCTACCACTTGATTGTCTGGCAAGATCATTGTATAGCTTTGACCAGCACTATGAGCAGGAGATTTTATTTTTACGCCATGACTTTGTGCAGAACAGTTTAACTGGAGCATTGCGTCATCTCCACCCGCACCCTTTATTTCTAACTTACCTGTACCATTAGGAATAATTCTTACATTTCCATTACTGGTATCGGTTTGTATTTCATCAACAATAACTTTTGACATGATTTTTAAATAAGAAAGAAGTTAAACAAACGTCATGGTAGAGCTTGCACTCACTGTAAGGGTAGCACTAGAAGCAATAGTCATAGGACTAGCTGCTACATAGTTAAAGTTTGCTGTTGTAGTAAAGCTAGCATCCATTTGGTTCTCTGCTTTCACAAATAATTCTTCATTACCAGGACCAGCCAAACCACCTGGTAAATCGGTTAAGTTTGCACCTGATACTGCTGGTAATGTAGCAGGGAATCTAGCATCCGGTATCGTTCCATCAGTAATTCTGCTCGCATTAACAGCATTACTATTAGAGTTCATAGAGTTACCCATATACGCATGTGCGGAACACTGATAATGTAAAACTGATGGGGTGTCATCAGTTACAGTAATTTCTGTATAAGCTCCACTACTACCTGGAGTTCCAGCAGTTGTCACATTTGTTGTATATGCTGTTGTTTTGTCTGCTTCTAAATAAAAACGTAAAGGATGACCTGAGTTGGTACTATCAGATTGGTCAAATTTGTATTTAGTACCAGGACATAAAATTAAAAATGGTGATTGTAAAGTGTCTCCCGAATCGTTACAAATGTAATAAGCACTGTTAGATCCTGAACCGTCATATCTATTTTGACTTGTTTTACTTGCAACTGTTACTTTATAAACATGAGCATCATTTGCTGTACCAAAATAATATCTTGTTAATGCTAACGTTGGTGCACTGATAGTTTCACTAACATCAAGACTGTTATACATTCTATTTGTTTGTTCCCTACCAGCAATGGTGAAAGTACTTGCCCAAGCACTACCACCTAAATAAGGAAATTTAAAAGCTACGTTACCACTGCTTTCCTCGATAAATATTAAGCTAGTTCCAAATTTTATTTTACCAGCACCAGTTTGACCAGTGCTTGCATAAAGGTTAAGTTGTCCTGAAACTTCTGCTCCAAAATTATCTTCAGCAATTTTTGTAGTGAATGATAATGCTCCGCTTCCATCTGTTTTCAAAAAAGTTAGAGTAGTCCCATCTTCACTTGGTAGCGTGAATGTTGTATTTGTAGATATAGAAGATGCTGCTTTAAGACTTGTATAGTTTGTACCATTTGAATCTGCTTCAAAAAAACGTATTTCTTTTTCGTTATCCACAGATATATTTTTAATAAATTCAACACCACTTCCCGAAAAATATGCATCCTGATTTCCGTCAAAACCAAGTTCTAAACGACTATTTCCATTGTCTAAAAATATAGCTCTACCTGCAGTATCGTGACTAACTAACTTAAAATTATCAGCTTGTATTTCTAAATCGCCATCAGGTGCTGCTATATAATTTGTAGTAGTATTAGATGCGTGATAAATTTCTAAATCATCAGACGCTCCAAAATGAAGTCTGTTTAAAGTAGCGTCAGTTGTGTCTCCATCACCAAATTTTATATCTTTATTGTTAGTGCTTAAATCACCACCTAATTGTGGAGTGGTATCTCCTACTAAATTTGTATTAACAGTCTCAAATGTTGGATCTCCACCATTATTTGCTCGTAAAAATTTACCATCATTACTAGATGTACCGTGTTCTAACTTAGCTAAAGTTACCGCTTCATCAGCTATCTTAGCTGTAGTTACTGCTCCAGTTATTATTTTATCAGTTTCTATCGTATTATTAGCTAGTTTTGCAGCCGTAACTGCATCGTTAGCTAATTTTGCTGTTGTAACTCCAGTTGAGACATTAGTAGAATCTGCTAGCTTTGCAGTCGTAATTTGTGCATCAGCAATCTTAGCATTAGTTACTGCATCATCTAAAATTTTAGCTGTTGTAATAGCATCATCAGATATTTCATTAACAGTTAACTTGTCTGACTGTAAAAGAGTTTTTATTTCTGTAGAAGTTTGATCGTCTTTAGCTCCAGTATCTATTCCAGCTAATTTAGAGTGGTCTGCATCTGTAAAAGTATTAGAATCAGAAGCTGCCTCTACTGCTGCTGCTATCTGTGCAGCCGATATTGCTCCTGTATTACCATTAATAGATAAAACTTGATCTGTAGGTGTTAATAATTCTGTGAAATCTGCCATTGTGCCAGCAGTTCCACTGTTTCTCACATAAGACTTATTCTGATCTGATCTAACAACAATATCCCCTTCTTGTGTTGTAAGACCTAGCTGTGCAGATTCATTTGCTGCTGTTTGTACAGTAGTAAGTGCTATTTGATCGACATTGAAAGTAGTACCAGATAAACTTAAACCTGTTCCAGCAGTGTATGTTGTATCACTACTATTAGCATCAACATAAGCTTTTACTGATTGTTGACTTGGAACTTTGGTGGCACTGTCAGATGCCATGTTATCTTCATCAATAACAAAACTCATTGCAGCAGTTGAAGCGTCAGTATTCATTACCGCACCAGCAGCGTCTACATTAGTTGCATCTGTGACATCTGCACTAGCTTCTATTGCAGTAAGTTTTGACTTCTCAGCATCCGTAAAAGCATTGGTATCTGAGTTGGCTTCATAAGCTGTCTTTATCTCTGCGTTTGTCTGGTCAGCAGTGGCAGAAGCTTCAATACCATCTAATTTACTTTTATCGCTGGCTGACATTGAACCAGCAGCAGATGTTGTGGCTGCTGAAATACTGATAGCTGGAGTCGATCCACCAGAAGAAACTATAGGAGTTGAACCTGTAACTGAAGTTACTCCACCAGCAGAACCAGATGCAGCAGATGTTATTCTTCCCTGTGCATCAACTGTGATATTTGTATTTGTGTAACTACCAGCACTAACAGAAGTGTCAGCTAACTTAGCAGCCGTAACAACATCATTATCAATAGTAAAAGTAGAACCAGAATTGCTTACAACAATATCTCCTTTATCACCATCAGAAATCGCTCCATCTGCTCCGTCATTACCAGCAGGGCCTTGAATTCCTTGAATTCCTTGAATTCCTTGACTACCTGTACTACCTGTCGCTCCTGTATCTCCTTTAGGAATTGTAAAGTTAAATGTTGCTGCACTAGATGTTCCAGAGTTTGTTACTGACGCATTAGTTCCTGCATTTCCTGTTGTTGTACTACCAACTGCTATGGTTGCAGCAGCACCGTCAGATCCATCATTACCTGCTACACCCTGAGAACCAGTACTTCCAGTACTACCAGTATCGCCTTTGGGAATTGTAAAATTTAAAGTAGCTGCTGTTGTGCTACCAACATTAGTAACCGCAGCATTTGTCCCAGCATTTCCTGTAGTTACTGTACCTATGGTGACTGTTGCAGAACCTTCTCCTTGTGGTCCTTGTGCTCCATCAGCACCAGCAACGCCCTGAGGTCCTTGGGTGACAATTTCAACAATGGCAATAGGATTAGAAGAACTCATGATGTGTAACCTTCACTTATAAATAGTGTACCTTCTAAATAATACATTTTATCGCCATTAGGATCTGTTAACAAAACATCATATTCAAGAATATTTAAAGAAAACGTAGCAGTTTGAGTATCGGTTAATTTTAAATCAACAGTACCATTAGCTCTATCTGTGTATGTCACTGCAAAATCAGCATACTTATTGGTACGTTCTCTATCCCAAACTTGGGCATCTACTGTAAATCCTGTAATGTTAACTGCTGTGCTATTAGAATCTTTAAAAACTAAACGAACAGGAAAATCTGCTCTACGTTGTACGGTAAAGTTTTTCT